GGGCGATGCGGTACGCCGATTACAGCGCGGGGGGTTCCCGGTCGCGGTAAAGGCGATGTGATAAATCCTGGTTGCGCTGGACTCGCACGGTGGGCACCGCCACGTCACATTGTGGGCGACGGGCTCGATCGCATCGCGCAGGGCTTGTGCCGCCGCGGTCACACTGGCGATGTCATCGCCATAGATGTCGTGTTGCACCAGGAACGAGTCCGCATCCGGCGTTTGCCCGAGATAGTTTTCAGGCGATCCGCCCACGGTCTGGTGGACCGAGTAGGGAGTTGTTGCCGGCAGTGGAATGTCACCCGCGGGATACACGCGCGGATCGGTGCCGAGCGCCGCCTGCACCCCGCTGTTGGCTGCGAGCGTGGTGTAAACCGGGGGATACATGTCAGCCCTTCGCCGCGATCTTGTCGATCGCCTTATCCAGCTCGGAAACGAACGTGTCCGTCACGGGCCCGATACTTGATTCCATGGCCGGTCGCATGAACGGCTCGGCGGGCATCTTGCTGGTGCCGAACTCCTTCATTCGCCAGTGGCCCGTGTTCTTATTTCCCTTTACAGGTTTCGCGCCGCCGGCTCTGCCGACTTTGTTAAGTACTCCGCCAACGCGCTTGCCGCCCTTGGCGTCATTGCGGGTCACGATGTTCTTGGCGATGTTGGACGGGGTTTCGGGGTCATCGAAGCTACGGGCAGAAGCACGCGCCGAATCGCGCACGATGCGCATGGCCTTGGTGCCAGCGGAGCGGGCAGCCTTGAGCGATTCCTTGCCCTGTAGCGCCTTGAGCTTCTTGAGCACGGGGTCGAGCCCTTGGATTTGGAACTCAGCCACGCCAATGCTCCTTGACCCATGGGATGGGACTTGCCCAAGGCTTGATAGGCCCATTCATCTGCACCAGCCGCGCATCGGCGGGAGGCGGCAGGAATGGATTCTTGAAATCGCGCACCGAATAGATGCCCCGGTCTTTCCCCCAAAACACTTCCGACTGGCCCAGTTTGTAGCTGATCCAGGCTTGATCGCTTCCGCGAAACCCTGCGGCTCGCGCTTGTGCAATCGAGGCGGGGCCATTGAAGTCTGTCCAGACCTCCGTGCGAGTGCCCGGAGTCAGCAGGTAGATTCCACCGCCAAACCGATCATGCTTGCCCCAGTCCCGGTAAGGGCGCCAGCCGACAAACTCCTGCGGCATGTCGAACACCGGGCGAAGGTCGCCCACAACCACAAGGTCAATATCTAGCAGCAGCACCCGTTCGCCCAAGCACTTGGCGGCCTCGGAAAACATCCATAGGCGCCGGTAGCAACTCGGGAAATGTGGTTTCTCCGGCGTGCTCAACGCGCCCAGCGCCTCGGCCTCTGGCGGAGTCGGCATTACTTCCACGCCGGGCACGAACTGATCGGCCGGCGCATCCGTGATGCACACGAACCGATGCGGCTCGGGCAAGTGCCGCCGCACCATTGCGGACAGAACATTCACATGCTCGGGGCGGAAGTCCCGATTCCCGCCCCAAAGCCAACAGCACACGGTCACGCTCATTTCCAGCACTTCTCGCTGAGAATGTTCCAGACGTGTGATGTGCTCAGAGAATGTCTTGCGGCTAGGCTTGAGTAAGAATGCCCGCCTGCCGCATATTCCGCTCGAATCTGATTTGCGCGCTCGGCGTTTAGTTTGTTCGACCTATTTGCTTTTAGGTTTCTGCCGCGCCCTTTCCGCTGTCGGTCTAGAGCGTTATCGGAATCGGTGCCGAGGAACAAGTGCGCAACATTCACACAACACGGATTGTCGCAGCGATGCAGAACATCCAGGC